CGATCCCCCGCACGCCATTTTCGCATAGCACTGGATGAGACACCTGATCTCCTTGCAATATCTTCCTGAGAAGCATGTTGCTCGTTGATCTCACGCCACATCCAGCGCACCAGTGGATGGGCTCCCTGCTTGGGAACCTTTTGCTTTTGATAAATACGCATGGCGGGACAAAAGTACCACCAACTATTTCGGGATGTCAATAACCCCGGCCATGCTACGCAGCTCACGACTATGTGATTTGACAGTGTTCTCGAACATACGAACCACGGTTTCACCGTAGGAACTATCGCCGTTCGATCTCCACGGGCTAGTTGCGGACACAAGTATAGCAACAGCTTGTGGTGACACAGTGCCGTTCATAATGCAGTCAGAGATATGTTTAAGGCGCTCATCGTTGATGTAGTTAAACGTATCGTGCCTGCCCTCAAGTGCACCGACACGTGCCATGGCACGCAGTTGTAACCGGAATGCTTTAAGTCCACGCAGCCATTGCTTGCGCTTGTCGCTATCTACGACGGGCTCCATGTTCTTGGGGTTGGTGATCTCCCCCGTCTTGAGGTTGATCCGCATGTACTGGAAGTACTCATGCCCTTGGTGTGTCCCACGTGGGCGCACTTTGTAGCGATTGGTAGCGATGCGGATGAACTGCATCGGCAGGACTTTCCAGAAGTTCGTCGATAGAGACTGACCCTTTGCAGCAACAGTGTGGGTCGTGGCAACAAACACCACTATGTTATCAGGGTAGACACGTGCAATTGCGCGTCCGTCGCTGCGTATCTCAACAGTTCCGGCACAGTCAAACAACTTGAACGCAGCCGTTAGCTTGCGCCCCTTGACAACGGGATCACGTGCCCTGCGCAGGTAGTTGTACAGTTCTTCGTATGATTTGTAATAGCTCATCTCTCACCTCACTTCGCAAACTTGGCTGCAGTTATAGTACCCGTCAGTGCTGTCAGATCGACATCGACCTCAGCCACCTCCGGCTTGACACGTTCCACCACCTTGCGATGGCGGTTCTTTGTACCCTCGGGCACCAAGTCCCAGAGGGGCGGCCATGCCTTGAGTGCAGGGCCAAGGGTTGTGTGCATGCCGATGATCTTCTTCACGCCTTCCACGAACGCATCGCGTTCCTGCTCAACAACGGCCATGTTGCTGATCCACGTATCGAGTTGTGTCTGGATGTCGTGCCACTCGTCACCAATAAGTTTAACGTCGAGCCGATAGCGATCATACATTTTTGCATTGGCCGTGGTGAGATCACTGTTGGGCTTAGGCACTGGCTTGCTGAGCTTGACCCGCTTGCCGTAAGTTCTGTTATTGATGCTGTCGATACAAAGCTCATCGGTCCACGAGAGGAACTGCTTGGGCAGTTGCGCTACGATGGGCATGAAGTCCCTCATCACGCGATCTGCCACGTCATCGCCAACAGCGGGCGGGTTATCGTGATATGCCTGCAGCCTTTTGCTGAACAGCGCCTTGGCATTACTGATGATTTCGGTCTTGAGTTCGTCTGAGAAACGTACGGTAGCCATCACTTCACTCCTTTGATAGTAAGTTTACCGTTGTCGCGGGTAAGCACTGACTTTCCATCAGCAACATCGCTGATGGCATCCATGAGCACAGCTATATCCTTGTCGCGCTTACGAAGGGATTGATGCAGGTATATTGACCATAGGCACACAACTATGGTAGCCATCTCCATATGGAGCATTGTCCGTGTCTCCTGTTGGTAGTGGGCGGGGTCTGATCACCCCGCCCGTTTTTACTACATACGGACAACTTCACCCCAGTCAGCCTTGTCCGAACCATTCGTCACCCACAACACAGGGTGATCGGGTGCAGGACCAAAGTCATTGCAGTACAGGTCGGTCAGGAACACCGTAGCGATGGGGTTGATATCCTTCTCGGCCATGTAGCGGAACACCGGGCTAAACGCAGTGCCGCCACCACCACGGGCAGTGATAACCAAGTCCTCGTCACGCTCAAACTTATCGTAGTGGCACACAGCGTGGTCGAAGTAGACCACATGCAACCGGGCTGGGATCATATCCTCCCACACGTACCTGATCTCAGCAGCGAACTCCGACAGTTCCTTCTCGCCAATGGAACCAGAGCAGTCGATAGCGAACACGATCTCGCCCAGTGCTTCACCGCTAACAGACGGCATGTGAATACCCATCGCAGCCATGCGGCGATTAGGACGTGACCACGACCGGGTATCGTTACGCTGCTTCTGCACGAAACGGCGGAGCACATCGCGCCAGTTTACCTTGGGCTGAAGCACTTGCGTGACGAGACGTTCCATGTTGGCGCTGAGCTTGCCCATCATCTTGGCAGCCTGTGCAGCTTGGGCTACCTTGACCCGCATCTCGGCCTGTTCCTGCGCCACTTCAGCAGGTGAGCCTTCAGCTTCCACCACGTCATCGCCAGTGCCGGGAATGGGGCTACCACCGGGATCGTTACCCTGTCCACCGGGATTTCCGCCTTGCCCGCCACCACCTTCCGGTTCAGGCAGGATATCGTAGATACCGTCAGTGGTGCCCTTGCCTGCATCGTATGTCGCCTTGTTGAGCAGACCACCGTCGATGAACTTACCGATCTTCTCGTCGGTCAGGAGCTGGTTAATGACGTAATCGCCAGCCATGTTCCACTTCTTGTGGTTGCGACCCCTGATCCGATAGTTGTGCTCGAACATGGGATGGAACACCTCATGTGCCATGAGGAACTTGAGCTGCTCATCTTCCAGTTCCTCGCAGAACTTGGGGTTGAAGTCGATCCACTTGCCATTGGTTGCAGCCGTGGGGAAGCGATCACTCACACGGATTTCCATGTTGAGCGCCAGTGTGCCGATGAACGGCTGTTCGAGAACAAGTGCAGTCCGGGCCTTTGCCAGACGCTTGTCGAGCGGCAGTGTGCTGTGTTTCATCTGTTTCTCTCCTGTTATGAATTGCCCATGAACACGGCCATGCGGTCCATGATCTCTTTTGCTTTGGACGCAGTATCCCGGCGCAGATCGGGGTCATTACGCAGTGCATCGGGGTGATAACTGATCAGCTTCTGCTCGACTTCACGCCGCATGGTTTCCAGTTCCGGATCATCAGCGAAGTTAAGCCGGGGCAGCAACGCACACAACTCACGTGCATTCTCCAGCATTGTGTCACGGAACACAGCACTGGGATTGGCCAGACGCTCCTCAATATGTTTCACCTTGTCGAACAGACGCTGCCAAACGTCTTTCATTGCGGAAGCACTTGCTTCCTGCACCCTACGCTCAACATCTTGCTGGATGCGGGACAGCTCATCGCTGGCAATGCTCACACGGAAGTCATTGTTCGGTACTGGAAACACTGCGAGGTCCATCTTGAACTTGGTCGAGATGTTATCGGGATGCGGGTAATCGCCAGCATCGAACAGGGAACCCAGTGAACGCTTGGCATCGTCAATGTAGCTGGCATAGTTCATCGTGAACACATTGGTCAGCCACTGCCACTCGCCCTTCTTCTTGCGGAAGTTGGTCATGAACTCCAAGTAGTTGGCAGTGGGCAGCAACTGTGTGCCTTCGATGCCCCACGGCAGTGTGTTCTCGTAGAACTCAGTACGTATGCTATTGGCCTTCCTGTGTACCAGATCGAGCTGGTCGTTCATCGGCAGCAGTGACTTGTTGTAGCGTCCCACCACGGCATTGACGTTGTGGGTATCAGCCACTTCCTTGGTTGCCCGCTTGTCATACTTGCGTGCAGTCCACTGCGATATGTTGAGCTGCACTAGCAGCGCACGGTCATTGAGGTTCATTCCACTTCTCCTGTTGTCTACTTGCTTTCTGTACTGCGGCCCATGCTAGGAACTTGAACCATTCTCCGGGCTCATGTTTCTCCATCTTGGCCATACGCTGGTACACTCGGTCTAGGTACATGCTGCCGGAGTAACGATTATGCGTAATGTTCTCACGCAGATACTTATGAAACAGTACTGCTAACCCAAACTTACTCATACCCAACCCATCACACGGGCATATGCCAGTGCTTTCTTGTAAACAGCCGGATAGTATATCTGCACCCAATGCTGATAGGCGTAGTAACCCTCCGCATCGTTGTCATCCACCGTATCCACCCATTCCTTGTAGATAAGTTCTGCGAATGCATCGCCTTCCGTATGGCGAATTACTTTTGCTATGCTCCAAAACGGGCTCATGTGACCTCATCAGTGCCAGCCTTACTGGCAGACGGGGGATTGCTCCCCCGTTTCGGTCTCACCACGCGATAGCGGGTACTGCCACGCGATAGCGGGTACTGCCACGCGATAGCGGGTACTGCCACGCGATAGCGGGTACTGTCAAAACAGCACATCCTGATGGGCTACTGCCCACTTCGCAAACGCTGCCGTATTGGCCAGAGTGCTGTCACGCCGTGCTGCCATGCTTACTGCCAGCACACTGAACTCAGGGGGCATACGTTCCACGTACTGGCAGACCCGTTCGAAGTTAGCGTCAGTGGCACGGTGAGCCAGCGATCCTGCCAGTGCATACAGTGTGCCCGGTTCCTTGGGCACTTCCGCCGTCATGGGGTTAAGCAGGATAGCGTCAGGGTTAGGCAGCTTCCGCCAGATGCGCAGATATCCAGTGAACTCTGCCGCAGGGCCTTCACCCACGGCACCTGTGAAGCACTCGTATTCGGCCTCACTGGGCACCAGTCCGATGATATCTGACACACCCTCGACCCATGCACGGGGTGACGGGTTAACATCCCTGTTGGCATCGAAAGCGTGCAGCATGTCCGGCTTGAACCGCATGAACGAAACAACTTCAGGGCACACCTCGTGATCCAGTGCCCATGTGGTCCAGTCGTCAAGGTGTGTCTCGAACTCGATCACGGTCTCACGATTGCGCAGATGGCTGAGCACCTTGTTGGCACCAGCACGGTCCTTCTGCCTGTTGCCAGTGGAGATAACCTGCCAGCCTTCCTTCATCCTGATACCGTGGAGGTTCCTTGCCTGACAGATGTTTGCCAGTACCTTCTGCAGGTCAGCACCGCACTGATTGCGGTCATCGAAGCACAGTATGCCGTTCTCGGGGATATCAGTCCGATCCGCTGCAGGGAACCAATCCGGCACCTTGTAGCCGAACGATGAACCACCCAAGCTGAGATCAGGGATACCGAAATCCTCCACCAGCATGGTGGGCAAGTGCTTCTCGACATAGCCGAACCTGTCGTTGAACACCTCCACAATGCCCACGTGGTGACGTGTCGTGCCACCTGCCAGCTCACTGGCCACTTCGCGGATGAGGGTGGTCTTACCACCACCGGGTGCACCCTCCACGGCAATGGTGCGCTTTACCGGGAACAGGGACTTGATGGTATTCTTAAGCAGTGTGGGTCGCATTGAAACATATATCCTTGTGTTGGTTGTTGTGGTCTCATCAGTGCTGGCGATACCAGCAGACGGGGTTAGAACCCCGTTTCGACCTCATTGGCGTACAGTTTTGGTTTCTTGTGCGGTGCAGTGCACATATCGCAACTGCACTTAGCCATGTTATCAGCCCAGTACGGTGCCCTGTCGGGGGGTATCTTCCACTGCTGCAGCTTGCGCTTGGCATAAGCCACTGCGCGTTCACGGCGGTGTCGGCGTTCAGCTCTATTCATGCTGCCTCTCCCCTAAGTCCGGCCAGTAGCTCGGCACGCTGTTCCATATCGTTATCTGTGATCCGCCACTCCGCCAGTGCTGTGTATCCAGCGGCTACCAGCTTCTTCATCGCAGTGCAGGACAGGTGAATAGGTGTGACGTGGAAGGGATGTGCCTTGCCATAGTGCTTGCTTGTCGTGGTGCCGTACTTGTCCTCATTGGCGAACCACTTGGATGTGGTCGGTTCGTAGACGAACAGCGGCCAGTGCTGGCCATAGCTGAACACGGCGTAGACGCCGGAGGTGCACCAGTAGCCGAACAGTTGCTTGTTGGTGGTGTGGAAGGGAACCCTACGCTCCACGTACTGGCGGCACTCGCTGACAGTGGTCTCATGGGCGGTAACGCCGTTGATCCTACCCATTACAGTGTCTCCCTAAGCCAGTGGTTTGCGGTATCGTGGGCATCATCCCAATCGGGGGTGTAATAGTCTGCCTTGTGCAGGTACTTGCCATCTTCGAAGTGCTGCACGATGTACTCACCCCACTCACGGTTGTGCCTAATGAAGGCTTCCCGCTTGGTGGTGGGATTAGACGCCCTGTGGACGATACGTGCTGCCCTATCCATCTTACTCTCCCTCGCTGTCATAGATGACGAACAGGACCGTGTTCATGCCATAAGGGCGGAAGCCAACCACGTCACCCGTATCGGTGACATCACCCCTAACGCCAGACAATCCCATCAGCTTCTTGGCCTGTGCAAGCACCTGCTTATCAGACAGTGACCCATCAAGACGTATAGTGCCGCGCTTTACCCATGAGTAGTTGGCCTCGCCATCGTTAAACGTATCTGTATATTCTACCTTGGCATACATCTTTACATCCTTCCCTTGTTGTTGATGCCGATCAGATCGGCACGGTTTGTTACCACTGTATAATTGCTCTTATGCATGGGGACCACTGTAAACTTTACACTGGCAGCTTCGCGTGATCCACAAGTTATACATGTGTCTGCTATTGTAGCCCGTTTGAGGGGCAGTATTGGTAGCTTGCAGACTTTACATTGCGACATATACACCTCGGCCCGGACCTCGCCGGACCTCCATCGTACCACGGGGCGAGCCGCCGTGTCAAAACGGCGGGCAACAATTGCTAGGGTAGGGATATATTCTGAAAAGTGTACAAAGTGTAATGCGGAATTGGGTAGTGGGAAATGCTAAGTGTTTGTTATGCCACAACTATCTATGGGGCTTTGTGTATAAATGGGGCTATAGATAGTTGAATGGATAGCTAAAAGCCAATAAAACCGGGCCTTAAATAGAAGTATCTAAACTATCTGCGATTTCTGAGATGATGTGGCCCCAAAATAAATGAGAGTAGATATTTTACTCATGTAAAGTTATACATGTATAAGTGTACATTATACGGGGGTATTGGGAGATTGTATAATGTATAGTTCCCTATTTGTTCCAAGCACGCAAATCAGGCGCGTAGCTATTCAAAAAACGTATATAGTTTAGATAGTTTGGATAGATAATAATAATAATAAAGCAGTCCCCGTGGTATTTCAAGCACTTACAGGGTTTACATTATACAAAGTGTAAGCCAATAGGAATTTATCTATGTATAATCCAGCGTAGATAGTTGAGATTTGCCATATAGTTGCCACAATTGCCCCCTTTTTGCTGTATAATATGGCAGAATTGTGATTATACACTGTATAAAGGCCACAATTGACCCAGTTTGTGACCAAATTGCGGCAGCTAGAGGCCATTATACACAGGATATTGCACACAGCGGAGCTATAGGCCCCCGACGTATGGTCGAGCCAACGGCGAGAGCAAAAAACAAACAAACTTTACAGTGTAAAAGACAATAAAAAAGGTGGGGGCTTACGCCCTCCACCCGTAAATGATGACCAAACCGATTGCGATGTATAATAGATAGAATGCGAGTGTCATGTCAGTACCTTTCTGAGTGGTTGGGGCGGCTTGCGCCGCCCCTTGGTTCACTTATTGACTTGATAAAGGACGTGGCCTTCGTCGGAGACGATGATCACAGGGCAGCAACGCTCGTCTAGAGCCTTGCGGGAGGCAAGCGTGAGAGCCTGCGTCCACGTGGTGACGGTCTTGTTCCTAACATAGCCGTGCTTGTCGTAGTAAGAGACGATCATTGTGGTTTTCCTTTTAGAGGTTGAGTGGCGGGATTATTCCCGCCACCCGTTATTGTTACTTACCCAGCTTGAAAGTCTTAGCTGCAGCTTTGGGCTTGGACACGGTTTCCGCTTTGACTACAGCGATTGACCGCTTGCCGAACCTATAGGAGAAGACGATTGTTTCGTCCGCTTCAATAGCTTTGACCTTCCGAGCCGCTTCAAGTACGCCCGCTTCGCCCTTGCGGTAGAACTCACTGGCGAGTTTGGCGTGCTTGCTGCCTTCGTCGAACGCGGCGCGGATTTCCTTGGAGAAGTCCGAGAGATCGAGTTCGAGCCAGACGAGCTTGTCGTTTGTCATTTTTAACACTTTCAATCAGCAGGGGCTTTTGAAGGCCCAGCCCCTTTGGGGACCGTCTCGGCGTCACCGCTTCGACATCTCCAATATGGCTGGATTGTACCGAATTTGCAAAACGCCACAATCTGCGGGCTTTTGAGCGCGCCTATCCCGTACCCCTTTTGTTCCAGTTCACGCTTGCTTGCGCCGCATGGGGGTACCCCACCGGGGGGCACATGGATTGGAAAATTCTAGGCCCCCTCCATTTGTAGGCAAACTCTCTAACTACGACCCATTTTTCCAATTTCAACTTTTGCGTGTGTAAATTTTAGGCGCGACCCATTTTTCCTGTTACAACTCTAGATTGTACCCAGCCCGCCCGTTGACACCCACCCGGCTTTCCAGCATATTTCCCACATGGACTTGAGCCCATTCAATTACACCAAGTGGTCAGACAGACTGGCATTTGACATGGCCCTCCTGCTGGAAGGCAGTGGAGAAACGATCAAGGAGATCGTCCAGCGCCACAGGCTGGGCCCGACAGACCTCGTGGATTTCTCGAAAGACCCGGTGTTCCTCAAGAAGGTGGAGCACTATCGGGGCGAGGTTCGTGAGAAGGGGCTCACATTTAGAATGAAGGCTCGGGCGCAGGCAGAGGAACTTCTTGTCACGAGTTGGACGCTCATACATAGCCCGGATGTCTCTGCAGCCGTCAAGGCTGATCTTATCAAGAGCACGGTCAAGTGGGGCGGACTGGAACCCAAGAATGATGCCGAGGCGACCGCTGGCGGCGGCGTGAAGATCACGATCAACCTAGGCCAGCCCGTGGAGTATGAGGTGGACACGACGCAGGTTATCGAGCATGACGAGTACGACGAGCCTGCTGTCGATGATCTTGCCTGACACCCTGATGGATGTATTTGGTGAAGACGCCGAGACTGGTTGCTTATCTGCTCGGGTTTATTCAGCGGTGGCGGCACGTGAAATCGAGCGAAGTCTTGCAGAAGCCAGTATCAGTTACCAGACCCGGATTATTCGTTCCCGCAAGCGTGGCATTTATTACCAGATCGCCATCTTGGGAGGAGATTTCGATGGAACCTGAGCGTGTCTACCACGTGGCTCCACTGTACGATCTCTACCTCCACGAGTTCAACAGGGACGGCGACTGCTGGTGCTGCCCGGAACTTGACTACGACAGGGAAGAGATAACATACGTGCACCACGCCTATGACCGCAGGGAAGATTACGAGGAAGGGTGGCGCAAGCCACATTGATAGCCGATGGCAATCGAGATCAGCTACACGCCTCCGCCCACGGGCAAGTTGTTCATGGAATGCGGCAGCAAGATGCGTGTCCTCATGGGACCGGTTGGCTCCGGCAAGAGCGTCACGTGCTCGTTTGAGATCGTGCGCCGGGCGTCCATGCAGAAACCTGACGCCTCCGGCAGGCGGCGGTCGCGCTGGGCCATCGTTCGGCAGACAGCGCGGCAGTTGCAGGATACGACGGTAAAGACGTTTCTGGACTGGTTCCCGCCGGGCCCGTGCGGGCAGTTCATGCGCACGACGAAGACGTATTTGTTCAAGGTTGGGGATGTCGAGGCGGAGATCATGTTCCGCGCTTTGGATGACGCCGACGACGTGGCGAACCTGAACTCACTGGAACTTACTGGTGCGTGGTTCAACGAGTGCCGGGACATCCACCCCGACATTATCGACGCGATGTCCAAGCGTATCGGACGTTTTCCGTCGTCCAAGGACGGCGGTCCGACGTGGCATGGGATGTGGGGGGACACGAACCCGCCGATCATGGATAGCTGGTGGTACTACCAGATGGAGAAGCTGGACCCCACGGATGGCGTCAGCTACAACGACAATGGCTGGGAAGTGTTCAAGCAGCCGTCAGGGCGCAGTGTCTACGCCGAGAATATCGAGAACCTGCCGGAGGGATACTATGACACTCAAGGTCGATCAGACGAGTATATCCGCGTCTACATTGACGGCGAATATGGCCTTAGCCTCGCTGGTATGCCTGTCTACAAGTACTTCCGCCCTGACTACCATATGGCTCACGAGCCTATTCGACCTTTCATTGGCGGCATTCGGCCTATCATCGTCGGTATGGACTTGGGGCTCACGCCCGCCGCCCTGATCGGGCAGCAGGACCCCCGTGGACGGGCACTGATAATGGCTGAGTGCGTCAGCTATGACATGGGTATTCAACGGTTCGTCAGGACGCTGCTTAAACCACTGCTGTATGAGCGGTTTTCGGGGTGCCCCGTGCTCGTCGTGGTTGATCCGGCAGGTACGGCGCGGGCCCAGACGGACGAGCGGAGCGCGGTTGACATCGTTAAGGCCGAGGGTTTTAAGGTTATCCCGGCCAAGACCAACGCCATTTCGGCCCGCATCAGCGCCGTCGATGATTATCTCATGCGACAGGTGGACGGCGACCCGGCGTTTCTGGTCGATCCCAGTTGCACGCATCTCAAGGCGGCGATGATGGGTGGCTACCGGTACAAGCCCACGGGCGACAACGTGATCGACAAGAACAAGCACAGCCACGTGGCTGAAGCACTACAATATCTTTGTCTGCATTTGAACAATGTCAGCGGGGATACGCTCTATCAGAACTTCAAACGGAATATCCGGCCCATCTCGGCAGCAGGATGGACTTGACCGGAACGGGTATTTGAGGTAGGGTAATCGTGCTGGGGGTGTATATCCACCCACCCTTGGTGACGTTTCCCTCCCTGTTGAACTTACCGGTAGGTAACTACCGGTTTTTTCTACAAGTTGGGTTATTCAGAGTTTTCCGGCTCAGCCTTCCTTTGACGTGAGTGTCCCCGGTAGCCCCCGTTGCCGGGGATTTCCTGTTGCGAACATATTGTATTTGGTGTAGCGTGCGTCCGACTGGCTCATAACCACAAGGACTTAGCCTATGGCGACCGTCTCTCCTGCGTTTGACTTCGTTCAGGCGCAGTCCGCAAAAATCCCCCGTGTCATCTGGGCCGATATCGTGACCGGTGACACCATCGTATCATTCCCCGTTGTCGCACAGGCGGCTGTGGCCGGTGCCGTCCAGTTTGGTGGTACGTTTGGTGGTGCCACTGTCGGCCTGCAGGTATCCAACGACGGCGTTACGTTTTTCGACATGAAAGATTTGGGTGGCACTGTCGTGAGTGCCACATCGGCTGGGCTGTTTGAGTTCACCACTGCGGCGGCTTACCTCCGCCCGGTTGTGACTGGCGGCGCGGCTAACGCTATCGACGTTACTGTAGTTCTGCGGGGGTGACGTGCTCAACATCGTCCTGATCATGCGGCGTGTAAGGAGGCAGACATCTGCGCTCCTGAACAATCTGCTGTCTGAAGACGGTGACGACCTGCTGCAGGAAGACGGTACGTACATTCTCTTGGAGTAGGCATGGGCGTCCAGCTCAAGAACAACGTCAACAGCCTGATCGTCGGAGGCCTCAGTGCTTCTGCCACATCCGTGGTTGTCACGACCGGTTCCGGGGCTAACTTCCCCTCGCTCGGCGCTGGAGACTACTTCTACGCCACGATTATCGCCTCTACAGGGGTGTTTGAGATCGTCAAGTGCACCACGCGGGTCAATGACGTTCTGACCGTCACGCGTGCGCAGGAAGGCACGCTGGCCATTCCGTTTCCTGACGGCAGCCGGATTGATCTGCGCGTTACTGCCCAGTCAGTAATCGACGCTATCGACAATCGCGTGGCTCTCAAGGATCAGGCTTCCGAGATCAGTTTTGTCCCCACTGGCTCGATCAGCTCGACCAATGTGCAGGACGCCATCGTTGAGGTGGCTAACGAGCACGATGACGCGGCTGAGATTGCGATTGCGGACGCTGGTAGCCTCTATACCGGGACGAATGTCGAGACGGCGCTCCAAGAACTGCGCACGCCCAGCATCAGCACCTTCACCGGGAACGGCTCTACGGCAATCTATACACTGGCTGCCACGCTCGGGGTACGCAATCTGACCAGCGTCCACATCAATGGCGTCTACCAGAACAAGAGCACGTACACAGTTGTTGGTACGACCCTGACTTTCTCCGAAGCTCCTCCGCTTAATACTGTCATCGAGGTGTTGACGCGATGAAGTCCGGCAAATCCAAGGTCAATGCGGCGGGCAACTACACCAAGCCCGGTATGCGCAAGACGCTGTTCGAGAAGATCAAGGCAGCTCCGGTGCAGGGCACCAATGCAGGGCAGTGGTCCGCCCGTAAGGCACAGCTTCTGGCCAAGCAGTACAAGTCCAAGGGCGGGGGCTACACATCGTGAGAAACCCGCAGCAGTCGCTCAAGGACTGGACCGCGCAGAAATGGCGCACGAAGTCCGGCAAGCCGTCTTCCAAGACGGGTGAGCGATACCTGCCGGAGGCGGCTATCAAGGCTTTGTCTTCGTCAGAATATGCTGCTACAACCAAGGCCAAGCGTTCTGGCAAAGCCAAGGGTAAACAGTTCGTGCCTCAACCGGCGACCATCGCCAAGAAAACCTCTAAATTTCGATAGGATAGATTATGGCAAAGAACGTAACGAGGATGCCAAACAAAAGCCCACCGGTTGTGAGCAAAACCTACATCGGCGGAAAACTCAAGTCCTATCCAGCCCCCCGTAGCGGCGGATTTACAACGATGAAATTGTCTCCGGACACGCCAGCAAACACGAATAGGTCTGTGGCCGCGCGCAATGCTGCTATACGAGCGAAGTATCCTACAATCGATGATGGATGGAAGCTCAATTCTGGTCAGGCCGCATACGGTCCGAAGCCACCTTCGACGGCTCTAAAAATTAACAAGGCTGTCAAGAGCGTTGCTAAGGGTATTGCCAGTGGCGCGGGAGGTATTGCTCGCGGTGCGATGCGAGCCGCTGGTCCCGCTGGCGCTTTGGCTAGCATGACTACGCCCACTGGCGATGGACGTGAAGCAAAGCCCAAAGGCCCGCTTATGGCCGGAAACTCAAAGGGTAAAGGCCCCGGCGGCGGTTCGCTTAGTGCGCCTAACCGCACAGCACCATCTAGCTCCAAGATGTCTGTAACCGGCGGGCGAGGCGTCACCGCGTTTGGCGGGTCGTCTGGTCAAGCTCCCAAGGTCGCAGGCGGCAAAGGTGATTTGAACTCGCCTTTCCGCACACCTTCCGGGGTTGCTGCCCGCACAACGCCTTCGCGTTCGGGCGGTGCCCGTGGCCCTACGGGGCCGCAAGGACAGTCTCGCACGTCTCCCGCTGGTTCGGGCGGTGTTAGCAACAGCAAAGGACCAGCCGGTCCGAGCGGTGCCCGTGGTCCTACGGGTCCACAAGGGCAGTCTCGCACGTCTCCCGCTGGTTCGGGTGGGGCGAGCACTAGCCGTGGACCCTCTAGCGGCCCAACTTCGGCACCCAGCCGCACAGCACCGTCTAAAGCTAACCTCGGAACTAGCCGCTTCTAAGAAAGGAACACACCATGGCCAAGAAGCCGATGCCGAAGTTCACCCCCTGCTCCAAGTGCCCCAATCCGGGCAAGTGCAAGGCCATGGGCCGTTGCATGATGAAGGGTAAGAAGTAATGGCCAAGACCCCAGCTTGGCAGCGTAAGGAAGGCAAGAACCCCAAAGGCGGTCTAAACGCCA